AAATTATCCATTAGGGTATGAAGTTCCATATGAGTATAGTAGCGATGTTAAAAAAATAGTAAAATATCCACTACCTTCTGAAGGAATTTATCGAAATAATAAACAAAAAGAAAATTATTATATTAGTCGTTCTGATTGGGATAATATTCCTAATATATTATTACCCAGCGAAGCAGTATGGGAATCATTATTTAAAAATTATAAAGACCCTAAAGAATGGAATAATCCACCTCCTAAATGGTGGATTGACAGAACTGTATCTATGTTAGATGGTTTTGAATGGTGGCAAATTAATGTGGCGGCAATACAAAGAAAGTCAGATAGTTTGGAAGGAACTAAAAAATTAACTAAATGGTTAGCGATAAATTCTATTCTACCTGAACAGATTGATATGTATGATGAATTTTGGGAACTCGAGAATGAAGATTTAGAAGCAGGCATGGATTATCGAGGAGGTTCAAATTCTCTAGGTAATTTAAAGAAAGGGAAAAAGAAGGCAGAATATTTTAATAGCGGAAAAGTTTTAAATAATAAATTCAAAATATTACCTGACAAACTTATTACTCTAGATAATTTAATTTATAAAGAACTAAATGATAAATTCATAAATTACTTTAAATTAAATATAGAATATAAAAAGGGGGTAGGAAAAAATATCGAGGGATATTTGAGAGATAACACATATATAGATAATTTAAACAGTACAATACTTTATTGCTCTCATTACAGTGCTGTTAAAGTAGCAAAAGTTAAAGTATCAACAAAAAAAAAGTTAATGTATCAGCAAAAAAAAGTAGTTAATGAACCTTCATCTTCATCTGCATCACGTGCTTCTACTAAATAGGTATCTATGCGTTTATCTACTTTATTTTTTTACTTTCTGCCATTCAGCACCAATCCGTTTCATTATTTTAGGCGCGTCTTCTTTAGGGTGTTTTTTTTGAAGTTCTTTGAACATCTTTTTTACAAACTTATTGTAAGGTGATAATTTGCGCTTTTTTGCTCCTCCATCTTGACTCGTTCCACAACTAGCTGCCATTATAGTATCTTCTATATATATATAATAAAATAAAATAAAATAATATAATAATTTATTATGATAGTTTCATATAAGTTAATTTATTATAATTTTCTTTCTCAATGTCAGTTGCACCTTGTCTAATATATGCGACCGCCTGTAAACAAGCGTCCGATAAATCATCTTTTTTCTTATTATCGTCAAATATATCGCATAAATGCGCATCATCTTTAATATAATTTTTACATATTTCTATACTAGTCTGCTTATTCATCTTATATTTATCACGTCGAAATCCTTTTACGTTTTTAGTCTTTTGCGTTTCATCCATCTTAACTTGTATATCCGGTTTGTAGTCGTGCGTTTTAGTTTTAAGTGATGCATTAACAAGAACAACATTATCAATAATTTTGTCCCAATATTTTAATAGACTAAAATAACAATAAATTATATATTGAATTGTTTTCATAATACCATTTAAATTAGAAGGTTGATTCTCAATTAATACATAATCTATCTCATTAATCCCCAATTCTTTTAAATTACCTATTATATTATCAAGTTCCATATATATTCTCTCAGATATATCATCTATACCTTTAATATCTTTCTTCTTATCTGCAAGAGATATTATACGCCAATCTAATATCATTATTTCACTCTCAGTTTTTTTTAAAATACACATTGCAAGATTTTTAATACCAATATCAAAACTAATATATATCATTTATATATATTAAATAAATGTTTTATTTATATGATAGTATTTATACTAATTACTTATAAACTTTTATGTAACATATGGATACTTTTCTTATTAAATATTGTGATATTATGATGTTTAATTAAAGTAGCGAGATTTAACCAGAAGGTATCATTATCATATTTACTATTATATTTATTTATTTTTTTATATTTTCTATATAACCATTTATGTAATTTCTCTAATATTATAGTATTGGAAGGGTTATTCTTAATATATATTTTTTTTGTCATTATTAATCTAGAGACAAACTGCTTAAGTTCTGATATTTTTGCATATTCGTGAGGTATATTTTCCCATAAATTATGAAACTTGAGATAATCATATGTAGGGCAGATTAATAAATTATCTGTATAATCTACAAATGTAGGGTTATTATCTATAATCATTATATTATTTACTATAGAATGTGTCTTCGGCATTTTGATTGATTTTAATAATTGTGGTAGTATTTTTATTACTGATTTCTTAATATTGCCATTATTATCTTTCAAACAATTATCCCTTGTAAATATTGGTCTATTAAATTTAATATTGTTCTGCTTTTCTATAATTAAAATCTCTTTATTTGCCCATGTCTTCTCAGAAGCAGTATATATGAAAAAGAAACTATTAGGATATAATTTCTTCATTTCTGACATAAATTTAGCAAAGTTAGGTCTTAGTAATTTAGATTGTAAATTATAGCAGTTATCTAGCAGTTTATCGCATAACAATTTATATTTTGATAACTCATTTGAATTAATATTAGTATTTTTTAATACTATATTTTTCTTAATTATTTCTTGTATATTATAAATATCACATTGATAACTACAATCGCCTATTATTGTTCCATCTAAATCCAAGAGGAATATATATGGGACATTATTCATTATATAATACTATATATTATGTATATATTATATATAGTATTATAGTATAATGAATAATATAGATTATGATAATCTACCTCATAAATTAGCGGAACAATTAGCATATGCAGAAGATAAAAAAACATTTTCTAAAGAAAAAAATAGACATACATATGAACCGTCGCGACAATTTATGCAACCGGTGATGTACCATAACATGCATAATTTTCAACTACGTCCTCAAATAATTAATAATATGCGTCACGTTGATCAACATTTACTCCAACATAAAATACCTTCAATAGATACCCTTTGTTTGCAACAAGGTTATATAAAAAAATTGGCAAAAGCACCAGTTTTACTAAGAAGACCAACTCCTAAAACATCGCCTACTAAAAAATCACCTACTAAAAAATCACCTACTAAAACATCACCTACTAAAAAATCACCTACTAAAAAATCACCTACTAAAACATCGCCTACTAAAAAATCACCTACTAAAACATCGCCTACTAAAACATCGCCTACTAAAAAATCACCTACTAAAAAATCACCTACTAAACAACCTACTGTTTTGAAGGTGAAAGCAGTAAACCCAAAATTTGTTCCTCTAAAAACACCGGGTGTAAGAAATACTATGACATTTTATTAAGTATATAAGTATCTATTATTTGAAAATTAAATATATAATTCTTCATTATCTTGTAATCTCTTTTTATTTTTATTATATAATAATTCTTTTCTTTTATCTATATACTCCGCCATTTTAGTAAAACCATATAATATCATTTCATTAATTTGCTCTGTGGATAATTCTAATTTAATTCCCTTTCTATTAACTACTATATTCATAGAATTTTGCATGCTAATATCTTTTGGTATAAAATAATAATCTATGTCTTCTTTTTTAATTTCATTCCCAGTAACTTGATTAATTCGCAATATTTCAAACATTCTACAAATTTGTCTTATTAAGAAAAAAATATTTATTTTTTTGTTGGAAGGTTCATAGTTATTTTTCTCTTTATATAAAACCATTCCAATAATATTTTCTTTTGAAACATGTGAAAATATTTTAATAGGAAAATTATTTGAAAATGCACCATCATAATAATATTCACCATCAATCGCAATAGGATTAAATATTAATGGTATTGACATAGATGCTTCGCAAGCATTAAATACAGATATATCAGGTGTATCATCTATAGAAAAAATACGATTTTCACATCTATTTATATTTGTTGTTGAAAAATATAAATTTATCCCAAACCTTTTTGATACCTCTTTAAATGTAATAGTATCATTAACATCAGGATATTTAACGCGTATTATTTTTTTAAAATGTTCCATAAAATTTGATATTGAGCATAAACCTAAATTTGATATAATTTTATAATAATTTTTAGTAGGTATATAGCATAAATTCTTATCTTCTTTTGAATCATAAATAATCTTCTCTATTTCCTCAATAGTAAGTTTAAATGCAATAAATAATGCAACAAATGAACCAATCGAATTTGCCGCGATATGTGTAATATTTTTATGTAAATTTTCAATATACATATATCTTAATGCACCTATAAATATTACACCTTTCATACCACCACCTGATAAAACAAGGTGTGTGATATTTAATTTATCCATTAAATAGTTTTAAATATTTATATTTTGATACTATAATATCTTTATATATTTGAATTATATTCGTATATATCTACGTTGTAATATAATAACGCTTCTTTCGCCGTATTATTCTCCGCCTCTTTTTTATTACTTCCTGTTGATGTCGCTATTATTGCGTTATTTCGGTCTTTTATACAATATGTAAAAATACGCATATTATCTTTCATTAATATTTTCACTTCATAAAACTTTGGTACATCTTGAAGATTATGCATCATATACGATACTAGCATATCTTTGTAATTATTCTTTATTCTTATTAATTCACAGAAGTCAATATAATTCTCAATTATATAAATAATAAAACTTTCAACTATGAAATAACCAACGCCTGTAAAAGGAGATATATTAATATTATTTGGAAGTTGAACCTTGTCATTCTCAGTTTGAAAATCTAGAAATAATGCTCCGATAAATGCTTCAAAAATATCTTCCATAATTTTAAAATTATCTCTTCCTCCTGTTTCCTCTACTTGCTTAGATATTATCGCAAATTTAGGAAATCCTATCTTCTCTGATAAATATCCTAGCATTCGTCCGTTAACTATTTTTGTTCGGATTTTTGATAAAAAACCTTCGTTTTGGTCAGGAAATCTATTGTATAAATAATTAGCAACTATCATTCCTATGAGAGAGTCTCCAAGAAATTCAAGACGTTCGTAAGACATATCTTGAAGTGGTAAACAATCCGCTGGACGATTAATATTACTTTTATCAAAATCAATATTTTTCATAGTACAATATGATTTATGAACAAATGCAACGCGATATAAATCAATATTTTTAAATTTAATATCATTTAACCCATTATTATTAAATATTTCTTGCAAGTCTCTAGATTGAAGGAGAACATTCTTATTATTATAGGGTTGATTAATAATCTCAACATCCTTTGTTTTGTTATGTATCCCTTGAATGCGTTTCATTTATTATATAAATAATATAAGTATTATATTATATCATTTTTTCATTATATCATATTATTATATAAATATTATTTGTTTATTTCTTTTAAATAGAATAAAATAGTATTATATATATAATGAACGATTTTATTATTCAAGGAACCGAACCTGTAATTAAAATTGATTCATTAGGGATTGGAATTAATACAGAAACAGATTACCGAGATGTTGATTATTTAACATTGAATAATAAGGAATATTTAATTGTCGGCGATAGTCAAGGTACTCTTGGGTATTCCAATAATCTACTTTTTACAAAACATAATTTGTATGTAAATCATCATGGTGTCGCAATTAATACTAATCGATATGATATGTCAAATATTCGCGACCCTAATACTTCTCTTTATGTAAATAGGGATATTCAATGTGACGGCGTAATTAAAGCGACTGGGTTCCAGTTTAGAGATGTTACTTTTCAAAGTACTATAACAGATAGTAGAATTAATGAATTATTTAGAGCATTAAATGTAAATACACAAGTGCAACCATTCAAAGCAGGAATATCGACATATTTTGATTATAAAAATGGATATGGTTATGATGTTAATAACATATATTCACCAAATTATATAACTTTAGGTGGACATGTAGATACACATAATAATAGACATCCTTTGCATATTAATACAACACCTAATAATGATTTTAATAATATTCATTTAGCGATTAGAAATGACACGCGTTCAATAGGTTACACAGACGCTGTTAAAGAGAATGATAATTTATCAAAATTATCAATTGGTATTATTGGAGGAAGTAATATATCACCCGCAGTTATTGCTACAACATTCGGGATGCCCTTAGAATTTCATGTTAGCAAAAACGCATCTGATATAAATTCATTGTATAATAAATATGCTCTTCCAACATATTCAGGTGATACTGATGAACGACATCCTGCAATGGCGATTGATAGTAATGGAACCGTATGTGTTGGGAAAGATAAGAGTGGGTATATAGATTACAAGGTACCACAATATGAATACGGAGTATTAAACCGTAATTTTAATTCACCCAATCACATATGTAAGTTAGATGTTAATGGACCTTCTAAATTTCATGATATAATAATTAAAGATAATAGAACGGGATTTTATAAACATATTGATAATATATATCTTCGCGCAGGGGATTTAGGAGATATTAATCCTTCGCAAATAAAAGAAGGAGAATTTATAGGCGACAATTATAAATTTCGCAATCGATTAGAAGCGAAAACATTAATTACTGAAAATATATCAATAACAAATTCATTTAATACATTAAATATAAACGCCCAAAATATTACAATAAAAAATAATGCAAATTTTGAAGGCGCCGCAACTTTTACTAATGATAATGGAATAACTACTAAAAAAATAATTGTCAATAATGATTTAATTATAGATGGTAAGCGAATTAATCCTATAGACATAGGTGACCTAACACGTGGATATACAGTGAGTACCCAAGAAAACGGGTCTAACTTTTTCTTTACATATGTTCATAATAATATTGCAACTTTAGATTTTCAGGATAATATTACTTTTCCTAATAAAGTATGTGTCGGAAATGCAGATAAATCAGGTGTTTTAAATGTTAAAAAGAACATAAATTCAAGTAAAATTTTTGAAGTAGTTTTAAAAACAGATGAGTATACAGCAAATATTGGGAGAATATCATATACTGGGACTAATGATAAAAGTTTAATAATTAATACAAATAATAATATTGATGGTATAAAAAACAATATATATTTTTATCCTTCTTATGATATTGAAAATTTACTTTCAAATCCTTATGATGCGCCTGCGCTATCTATTACTAATAGTGGTATTGGTATAAATAAAAAGATTCCTGATTCAAATTTACAACTGGATATTAACGGAAAAATAGCTGCAGAAGATTATTATCTATCAAAAGATAACATAATTAGCAGAATGTCAGGGTTTATTGAGTATAATGGTAAGGATTTTTTCAATATATTTAATGAAAATACTTATAAATATTGTATTAATTATAATACTGGTTCTTTGTATTCACAAGAGATGAGGGGTTTTAATGTAAAATATGGTATTAATTCTGATGCATATTATCTAAATAATAAACTTATTGGAACTTTCCAATCAACACCTAATCTTGATGGTTTTTATATAAATAATAAAATAGCGATAGGGTGGGATAAAGAAAATACTCTTAAAGTTCCATTACATATACGTAATACAACTACTGAAGATTACAACAACTCTGTTATAAGAATATATAGGGGTATTAACGCAGGTGGTAGTTTCAATGATGCAGGGTTTAGTGGCATTGATATATGTGAATATGAAAGAGATGGAGGGGGTGACAGAAATTTGGAAAGATGGTTTATTTATAAAAATCATAGAATTAGCGATAAAAATGCAAGAGATATCAATGGAATTAAAATTGGTCCTTTGCAATTTGGATACACAGATAAAACTATAGAACCGACAACATTTGGGATGTCTATGTATTATAATAGTAATAACGCAAATTATCATACAGATTTCAATAATCCTAATGTGCATAAAAAACTTACTGATATACCAAAGTCAGCTGTTTCAATATATGGGGATTTGGAAGTACACGGTAATATTAATATTATAGATAACAAAAGTTGCAATTTTCAATTTAGCATAAATAAAATAGGAAATATTTCTGTATATCAGAATATATTACCACCTATTATAAATACTCTGAGTAGTATTTACAATAGTGTAAATAACCTAAGTGATAGCGAAGATATTGAATATTCTGGTAAAAATATAATTTTAAAACCTATCGAATCTATTATAGTTGATTCGATAAATACTAATAATACTAAAATTCCATTTATTGTTAAGCAGAATAATGATGCTCTTTCAGTCGCTAAATTTATTACATATTCAAATAATATTCCTGCTTCTTCCGCTATTGAACTTTGTATTCATAAACAAAATTCTTATACAACTGCCAATGATAATTTACCTACTAATATTAAAAATAAGGTAGAATTTAAAGTTGCAAATGAAAGTAATGATAATACTAACCTTAAATTCTCTTATTACAAAGATGAAAATTATAAACCATTTGTTGAATTTAACAATATTAATACTAAAACATATATGCGATTAGGACAAAGAAGTACAGATACCTTTAGTAATGTAAGTTTACATATTGTAGATGATAATAAGAACAGTATTCAAATAACAAATACCGAGAACCCGATAAGAATAAATATGGTGAATACATATGGTGGAAACAACAAATATACTGTATTATCATCAGGAAATAGATATACTAATTATAATTTTAATATAGGAGTTGCAAATAAAGGTTCCTCTTATATTGCAGATATTAATGACAATGAATTAAAAAACATTTTTACAATTTCTCCTTATACAGATGATTATATAATGCGAAAAGGTGCTAAATTTGGTTTTAATGAACCATTTAATGAACCAAATTCCTCTAGACAAACAGTTGTTATTAATAGTGAATATGATGCTGAACCTGTAATTATAACAGGAAGATATACAAAAGATAATATTTATACAGATATTACATATTATACAAGTAATTTAACGCAACCTATACGAACATATAGTAGTAATTTCTATGACATTCGTGAAAACATTAATAAAGAATATAAATCAGATATTGTATATAATATTCTACCGCAAAATCTTGGTAATAAAGATATTTATAATTCAAATGTAGAAGTAACAAATAACAGTATTGTTTATAAAACCCTACATAATTTTAAAAATATATCATATACATCTATACATTCTAATATAAATTTGAAAATTAATTTTTTGAGTGATACTAGAACAAAAATAGAGAAAGCAAATAATTATCAGGTTACAAAAAAAGAAAATAGTGCAACAAATTATGACATAATATTTAATGATCAAGAAGAATATCCTGTAAATTTGCAGAATGTATTATTTAATATAGATTTATCACTATCATATGATAGTAATGTAATAATAAATAATAATGTAAAATTTAAAACAAATGAAGTCAAAAATTTGGTTTCGCCTACATTCACCATGAGTTTAGTAGGTGCAATACCGCATTCAGATATAACTATTAATTATCAATACTATAACACTTACAAAATCCCTTCATATTTAGATACTATAAATACATCTAATGCAACATATACTAGTAATATTTACAAATCTATTAGCGATAGCGGCATTACTAGCAATTTTATAACATTTAATAATACAATATATACATATTTTAGAGACGAAGGGCAGCAAATAACTCAAACACCAACTATACAAAATACTTACAAAAATAGATTATATGTAAATGATAATACATATTTCATCGGCACCATATCACAAACAAAAGTATTTTTAGAAACAAAAACTTCAAATATTTTTTACTATAACCCTTTATACGAATATAATGGAAACTTCGATATACATAGAAGGAATAATTTTAATATCTATAGTTCAAATATTATTCCTAATACAAGAACAAATAGTAATTACTATATAGCGATAAGTAATTCAAATGTTAGGGTCGACTATTATAATAAAATAGATAGTATAACTACTAGTTCTAATATATTTGATATTACAACTTCAAACTTATACAGTGACAGTAGTAGGTTTATTTCTGAAATAGTTCAAAATGCGCCTGTAGTAATAAGCGACGATTTTAAAATAGAAACAGGGGGTATTATTCAAGCAGTTCCTTTGAATAATACAATTAGAATTACAGAATGTTACCAAAAATATAGAACTAATGATAATGATAAAATAGATATACAACTTACTAATTATAATAAGAAAAATTTTAATCCTCAAATAATATTAGCAAATAAAGTTGAAGACGAAAAAATAGAAAGGATTGATAAAAGACATAATATATATAGTTATGATGGAAATTTCAAAATAACATATAAACAACCTAATAATGAAAGCGAAATATTTTTTATTAATAGCGATGGTACACTTAATATAAAAGGGGATATTATTAAAAATGGGGTTGATTATTTAAGTGGTGTTAACGGAGATATTGTTGCTAATATTGAATATATAAAAAGTAGATTGACTAATGAAATAAAAAATACTTGCAACTACGTATTATCAACAAGTAATATTGTGAATTCACGTATAATATCAGAAATTGGTTTTACAAGTAATTATATACTAGATACAAGTAATATTTTGATTCCTAGGATATTAACAGAAATAGGCACCGCAAGTAATATTATTTCTCAAAGAATTGCCGAATTAACTACTGATATGATTAATGAACTTCCTAATGCAAATAATAGATTTATAATTAATAATACATATAATAGCGACCTAACAATTAATGGAAATTTTACAGTTAATTCTAATTTAGTAGTTCGTGGAAATACAACTCATCTAGAAACTATAGTATATACGACTGACAATTTGGAAGTAGTTAATATGAATGATACTTCAGTTGCTCTAGTGGTACAGCAACAAAATAGTACTACGTCCTATGATATTTTTGTTGCGTCAAATCATAATACGAATGTATTTAATATTACAAATAATGGTGATGTTAATAT